TAGCGTTAAAGCTAGTCCAACCCGAACTTGTTTGTTTCTTTTTACCAGGTAATATAGACAGGATATCAAACATCTATTGATTGTAACACAATCATAATGTTAAAGCAAATTATCTGGACAATATATTTGTTACTGCGCCCGCATTGCTAGTGAATTGCATGCGGATATAAGGATGAAATCCTTGTATTACATACCCAACCGTTTGTGTAACATTGGATACTTCTTCGGTAGTAACAATGTCATACCAATCATTGTCTACGATACTGCTACCTTGAATGGTTGTATTTCCATAAAATTCAATGTATTCAGTTTGGATAGTTAATATTGGATTATTGTTAGTACTCAATACACTGGTAGTGTATGTGATACTGCTTCCGTTAGCATTTGGACTGTTAGGGAATGCCTGTCCAGTTGGGATAGTGATATTGTAAGATGGAACAAAGTTAGGTAATACACTATTAACGATGTTCATTACACCACGAGCACCGGCATTTTGATCCACAAATACAGGGAAATCAAAGTCATTTACTGGGATTTCTAATGTGTAATAGCATTTTTGAGCCTCAATATTCTCAAGGTCCGCAGCATTTAAATATAACGCACATATACCAGTGGGTGCAAATTGCAATGTCAATGCTTTTTGTATTAAGATTTCATTACCCATGTAGTTTAATATACGGCAAGTTATGCTTTTGCCTGTAATATCTATGGGTTTTTGCTCTTGGTTGATAAACTGGAACTGGATCTGATTATCAACTCCCTTGTGTAAAGTTAATGGTTTTGCGTACTGTGGCATATATCTCCTCGGTGAATAGCCTGACAATAGCACAACAATGTTGCGCTGAACGTAATAAAATACTGATGTTGAATACACAAATGTAGGCTCCTATAACGTATTTAGTATATTATATTAATTTAAATAACTTTGGTTACCCGATAAATAAACAGTTAACTAAAATAATGATCCAAAACGAATTTTTTAAACGATTGACTGAAAATCACCCGTTCATTACAGTATGTTCATATGCCAACCAAGACTATGTTGGAATTGTTCAAAACCGTGATGATATGGTCACCACTATCTATGATTACGGGGCCATAACAGACAATCTAATAAAAGAAAAGTTCTTAGAATTAGGAGAGATTTGGTGGTGGGAATCCAATAGACTTATACCCATCAATTTGTTCTTAAAGGATGAATGGTTACCTTTTAAACCCTTTATAAGGACCTTCAATAACAAAAGTCTTATAGTGGTGCACGGTCCAACTTGTAGTATGAATGAATTAAGCAAACGCAGAAGTAAACGCCGTAGTATCACCCTCGTCAAACGACTTCCCTAATAAATTCATGTGAACCACTACTAATTGAGCATAAGCAATTGCATGTGCTTTTTTGAATATATACCCATCAGTTCCCTTATCCCATACAGTTTTACTAATCTCACCCCAGGTCTTCCCAATCAAATGTTTTTTACCAGGACGAATTACTGCTAAGAACATTGCTAATCTTGGGATACTATCTATAAGTTCTGGCATCTTCTCTAAGTTATAGTACTGATTATTCAAGTGAATTAGTTTCTCAACAAAACTCTTATCCTTTAGTTTACTCCAATCAGGCTCAACCATTAACTCATTAAGATGTTGTTCATCACGTACATTCTCATAGACATGAACATTCAATAAGTCAAGTTTGAAGTAACCACGTTTTTCTGCCACTGTATAATCAATACTTGCTATATCAAGCACTGGGTCATAGGGAATAGGTGTAACATATACACCAGTGGCATGTTTACGAATAGGATTGACATTACGCATTGCCGCAGTAGTATATTTAATCAGTTCAAGCAATCTATCTCTTGAACCAAAATCAATGTCAATATCGCTATCTATTCTCATAGTAACAGATACTCCGCTGCACGTTTACATCTTTCAGCATCATCGCCTAAATTACCTAATCCTAAGTTGCATTTATGACATAACCATCCCCGAAATAGTTCAGTCTCGTGGTCATGATCAGCTACCCATACTGATTTTTTATTCTTTCCATATGTAGTTAATTGATCTGCCGTGCGTTGACATACAGGGCAAACATGATCTTTGGGTGCAGGTGGGGCAGATTTTTTAATTTTTGCTACTAGCTTTCCTTGTTTTCTAGCACATTCTCTACATTCATATCTTAGATAACCTTTACTACCTTCTTTTGCAAAATTATATACAGGCAAAATTCTATTGCACATAGTACAAAGTTTTGTATCTTCTTCTAACCCTTCGAATAATTCATAACTCACGGTTGCATTACTCCTGCTTTGATTAACTTACTATACGCTTTTTGTACAACAATAGCTTGTCTTTCGGCATCTTCTACCGCTTTGTGTGTAGTTGAGTGACCGCCATCACTGAGTTTGACTCCTGCGACTTCATACAACGTTCTAGTATCTCGTACGGTATAGAATGGCCACGGTATTCGCATTCCAAGTTGTTGCCATGCTGTTTCTGCAACCACGACATCAAATGCAGCACCATTAGACCACACAGCCCTACGATTCCAACAAAACTTATAAAGGGCTTCCATACATTCACGATACGATATACGTCCTTCATCTCCCATTGCTTCTTCTCTTGCAGCTTCAGACTGCTCTCCCCACCATCTAATAGTATCTTCATTAATTACCCTATTGTATTTCTCAGTTTGTTCATCTATTGTAGGACGTAATTCTAGTCGTTCTACTACACCACTACCTTTAGGATCAAACCGTACAGCTCCTATAGTTAGTATAACACAATATGGACTTGTGTCAAGTGTCTCCATGTCAATCATTATATCATTTGCCATTACATCTGCCACATTTCATACATTGTTATAAACTTATCATCCCACAACTCTATTGTAACACATCCGCCAATTAAAGAGAAGTCCCAACCTTGGTGTCTATGCCCAAAATTTCTTCTCATCCATTTTACAATGATAGTTGGATCTTCTTTGTGATATCTACAATCTCTGTTGTAGACTGTTTTGTGTCCAGATTTAGATTTACTGTCACGGCACAGTTGGCTACTTGTAAATGTTGCTGCTGGGGCAAAAGTTCCAATATTTGTGTATGCCATACTATCCCCATTTCAATAAAAATATTAAGTAGAGTTTTTCATCTACTATTTGATAACCATCTGTTATATTGCCATTGACAATATTCATTCTTACACCGTACTTCTTTTTAAGGTAATCTTCAAAATCATATGCGTCAAATTCTGTTTTAGTTTCCATGTACTCTACACGAACTTTTTTCAATGCTTCCCAATACCTCCAACGATTCTTTCGTTGATGTAATGCCGGATCATCGTCATCATAATCTTGAAATGATTTTGATATATTAGTCATGACCATCTTAATCCAAACAATGTAGCATCGGATTCATCATCAAAATGATACAGTATCTCATGGTAATCAGGGATATAATGATCGGTTTTATAAATAGCTTTAGACAGAACTCCAGTATAACTTTTACAATATTGTTCAATCCATTTTAAAACTTCTTCATAGTCATACATACCACCGATAGTGCTATCTTTAATTGTTATGCAGAAACTCATAGCCACCTCAATGCAAAATAGGTGCTGTATTCTTCTTTGTAGAAATTAAACACTGCGTGGCGATCTCTTGTATCATATGTAGAAGAACGATAATATGCCCAATCAAAATCTACTCCAATAACCCATCCATGCTGTTTCATTTGACCTAATAATTCCGTTAGTTCATTTGTACTTTTGCCGTAGATGGTTACAGATTTCATAACCACCTAAGTAATAATAACGTTACATCTTTATGATGTTTCATACAAAGCCAAGTCTCACCATGGTCATGTCCACCGGCAATCCACCAAGCATTCATATCAAACTGTGTTTCAATCCAAGTTTGTATTTCATCTGTGAAGGGATTTATAGATAAATGATAGAAATCTCCGTGATCAGATACATCAATTTTCATAGATGATTCTTAGTTCCATCGTAATAAAAACAATGTTAAATCTTCATCACGGGTAAGCATTATCTCACACTGTTTAATGTTATCTACCCAACGATTACTTCCAGTTTCATCATCATATCCTGAATTTCCGTAATTCTTTTTACACCATTTCTTTATTTCTTTGGTGTCAACATCTTCTTGGTTCTTCCAAGAAATTGTATGTATATTAATTTTGCTACCGAAATAGCGTTCTGTTTTATGTGTAAATTTACTCATGACCATCTCAATGTAAAATGTGTGGCATCTTTTACGTCCGAGAAATAGAATGTACTACTAGCCCACTCATTTTTTAACAAAAAACAATTACGCCTAGTATATTTCGTAACCCACCTAACCATTTCCGCAACTTGATCACACCAATCAGTCCAATTCATTCCCGGGCTTATTGTAAGATGTACCTTGTGATAATTATTGTCAATATCACGTTTTGCTTTTCTACGCTGTTTGCTATTCATGACCATCTCAATATGAAAAAGGTTCTATCTGCTTCATCACGGAACCAATACTTACGATTACTGCCTACCCAACGTGCATTTTCTTTATGCCAATTATTATCACCCATTATGTTTATCAGCCATTTGTCCATGTCATACCACTCTTTCTCATCGTAGTTGTGCGGGCGCACCCAGTATGGCCATTTAGGTTGATTGTCAGCATAACCAGTTTCAAGGCGTTTCATATCAATTTCATTGATCCATTCTTTAGCTAGTTCGGATATCCATTCGGCGGATCCCCATTTGTCCCGAGCCATAGCACGTTTCTTTATCATTCGGTCCACTCTTTTTCAAATACCTTTAAATGTTTTTTATTAGCAAAATGAATTTCGCAATATGAATCACCAAACTTGCCCTGCACCAATTTCATATGCCAATTGTTGCCTTCCCACCAGATTATCGGTTTACTATCAGTCATTTTTCCTATATGGCGTTGTAACCAAACCAACAGTGATACATAATCTGCACCATATAAATGTGCGATAAAAGGTAATTTTACCATCGTAACCTCGCTAACACATAATCACGCTGATATCTAAATTTAATTTTTACTATTTCATCTGTCCAAGTATACATGCAATGCCTATCAGGCATTTGTATAGTTTTTTCAATCCATTCTACGATTTCTATTTTATGCGGATGTGGGTTTTCTTCATTCAATTGAATGACTAATTCATGCCAACCTGGTCTTATATCTTGCCAACGTTTGCTCATTCTTTAATATCCGGCATCTTTCAACGTATCATTAATCCGTTTAGTCAGTTCTATGTCTCTTTTAAATCTTATTGCCCATTGTTCTGGATTTATATAATCAATAATCATTTTAACATGGCCTTCATTTAATGTCTCTAAGAAACGGACACCGCTATCACTTTGAAACAACAACCACGGACTAATCTTACCCGTTGTTATCGCATAACAAATCTTGTTAGCATTTCCATATCTTAACATGTCATGTGGCAATATTTTGGCATCAGTTGCCATTCCCATACAGTGTTCAATACTACGATGAATAGCATCAAATGCATCTTCATGTCGCAAAAACTCAACTAGATATTTAGTATAGGTGCTATCACTACACCAATTGTCAATCTTAACTTGATTCTTTAATAACCAATCAGTGAATCTTGGTATATTTATCGCATTAATATTAACACAGTAATTACCAAATTTAACAAACGCTGTATAGTATGGATTCTTAATGAAATCTTCTTGTTTAAGATTCTTTCTTTTTGAAGTATTCTTCTTGTAAAACTCTAACCAACATTGAAACCCAATTCTATTGCCGTGATTGTCTTTATCTAACCATCTACGCTTTGGTTCACATACATGTCTAAGCGTGGTTGATTCACGCAAGAACTCCCTCTTGCAAAATTCACAGCCATACTTGACTAGATTAGTTGCCAAGGTCTCTTTCATATTGCTTAAGTTGGTCTTCAGTAATAGTTTCATTTAATGTCTCAATGTCTGTGTGTTTCATGTTAGGAAACAATTCTGCTAATTTAAGTTTGCGCTTTTGATTGGCCACAAACGCTTCACTTACCGCATCAATATCATCACTATCCGCTTTGGGATATATCTTCTTGTAATACTCTTTGATATCTTTTAGTTTTGCAGGTGCTTGCAACTTGCTTACTTTGGGACTGATGTTAGGTATCCACTGATGAAATTGTTTACCAACTCCCGGGCTACTCGCACACATCATCAACCATTGTAGTTTAGGATGCTTCTGTATGTTCTCGTTGAATAGATATTTGTTTGCATACTCAGCCGTACTCATTACGTAGTAACGACTTAATCCTTCACTACCTTTAATAGCACTAAGCCATTGTATCATTGTGAATGGGACAAACTTCTTTTGTTGTTCAGGACTTAATCTGTCAAAGAAATCATAATCTTTCTTATCCAATGCGGCAAGGACCTCAAACAAGTCTAAATCTTGTTTGTCAAATTTTTCATCAACCGGGACTGCTGCTTTTCTTGTTGCCATTAGAAGGCCTGACTATAATCTATTATCTCACAATTTCTACTAATCTCTTTTACAAAATATACACATTCAGGTTTAGGTCCATCATTCAAAGGTACACACAGAAACTGCCCGTTCTTTAATCTAGGAGCATACCATGTTACATCGTGATAAATATCTACTATCTCAATAGGTAAGAATGTAGGACTAAAACTTGTTAATGGATTAAACTCAAACGCATTAAACCCTCTGTCATTGATACTTGTTAATGGTAACGTTTCTAAATCACCGTGTTCTTTTTCACCAATCAATATCTGCCAATCTACAGGCATCTTAATCGTGTGTTTACCAATCTTTAGTACAAGTGCAGGGGCATTAAAACTTTCTAAAAAGATTAATGGTATATAATGATAATCTACATTACTTGGGTTACTGTTATCTAGTATCGCAAATCGTA